AGCAACAGCAGATGGCCCAGCAGCAGGCAATGATGGGTGGTGGGCAGCAAGGAGGTGGTCAGCAACCCGGTGCACCCGCCCAGCCGCCAGTGCCACAGCAGCAGACGCCCGTGCCGCCACAGATGGCTGGTGGCCAGCCAAATGGATCACAAGCCCCCGGTGCCAATGGGCAGATGGCAAATGTCCCCCCTTTCGGCAATAGCGGAGGTATGCAATAATGGCTACGAGAACTATTAAAGAAGGACAATTTAAGACGACCCACCGTGATAAGACAAAGACAAAGCCGAAAAAAGGTTTCACGGACAAGCAGCGTGAAGATATGGCAATATCTGAAATAAAAGGGAACAAGGAGCGAGAACGCTACAGGAAGCACAAAAATTTTTTGCGGAATATGTCTACGGGCATTATCCACTCTGGTGACGCAACTGGTCGAGGGGCCAAGGCAAAGTTGATCCGCCTAAAAGCCATTGAGGGGCAGGTTGTTAAGAAGAAAAAGCCACAAACTGCTGCATTCAAACGAAAAATGCTAAAGAAGAAGAAATGAACGCATTATCATTAAAAGAGGCACAAGATACGCGCACATTCCGTGATCTGATAACATCGGACTCCTGGCGGGTGTATAATGAGCAGTTGGGACAGTTAGAAGCGCAGGAGATAAACAAATTGGTAGACGTAGCACGTACCGACCAGATCGACTTGATAAAAAAGCAGGCAGGCGTGATAGATGGAATACAGAAAGTGATCGTCCTTACCAAGCGTATGGAAGGCAAGCTGCGTGGCGAAGATTAACGACCAACCACCCGAGATTATCGACACGGTGGTGACCAATAATGTCAAAGGGGGCACATATCTGTTCGCTTTCTACCCCCCCAACAGCAATGAACCGTCCCTGTGGTATCGGGATATGAAAATCCAGAAGATGCGGCAAGTCTATGACGCAATCGGCAGAGAGCTGAAACGCGCCAATAAGGCAAATCCCCACATCTACTAACCCGGAGGTAGGTATGAAGAAGCACGATGGAGCAAGTTCAGGCAAAATGCCCAAGCGCGCCTCTAAGGTGAACAAGGGTGGTATGACAAAAGCCAAAAGTGGCAACAACAAAGCAGCATCCGCACGTAAAATGTGGTAACAAACGGAGAAAATACCTATGAATGCCAATCCAGACGTTAATATGAACGGTGCAGGGCCCGGTGAGGGATCGTCGACCTCACAAAACCCATCTGTCAACGATCCAAATGTCGGTGGCCAACCGTTAAATGGTGGATCAGAGCCAGGGCACGAAGAAAGTGTCTCTTATGAGCGGTTTAAAGAGACCAACGAAGCAAAAAAAGCAGCCGAGGACCAGTTGAAGGCGATGCAAGACCAGCTCAACAGCACGCAAGAGGCTTACAGGACGTTGGCACAGCAGGCTGTCCAGCAGGTAAGCGCACCGCCACAGCAGAATATGGACCCCCAGCCCGATCCCAACGAAGAAATGGTTCGGCAAATGCTGGGGAATGACGAAACCGGGCAAAAAGCATATGAAGCCATCGACAAGCTGGCGACGATGCGTGCCAACAATGCCACAGCTGCCCAGCAGCAGAATATGTACCAGATAGCAGACCAGATAGCGAACCAGAAAGTGGCCTCGCTGACATCTGGTATGCAGACGGAGAAAACGCTGGGTGCTTGGAAGAGTGCCGGCCTTATTACCGGCGAAGATGAGAAGCGGATATCCGATAAGATGGACCAGATGATGGTAGACACTCCACAGTGGGGCAACCAGCAAGATCTATTGTTAAAATATGTCTTTGGTGAGCTGTCCAGCCAGGGAGAGATCAAAGGACGTGTGCAGCCCAATGGCCCGCCACTACAGCCGGGCGGTGGTGCACCCCCATCAGCTACGCCAGAGCAAGACCTGGCAGTAGACATCCAAAATCGGTTCCGCTCTTTGAAGGGCAAGAGCCTCGACGACGTGAAGAAAACCGTTGGCGACGACTTGTTCCGCGTCCCCGATGACACAGAGAGCGAGATATTACGCGGCTCATATCGTATGGAGAAATAAGAGATGGCAAAATCCAAGGTAGACCAGGCAATAGAGGCAGCAGACACCACAAGTACGGTGTATGAAGATGCCGGTGTTCACGTAGGCGAGACAATGGACAAATACGATGCCCTGTATGTTGATCCAAAACTAAAAGCAGAAGTAGAGGGCAGAGGGGGCAAGCTGCACTGGGCCTCCGAGCGGCAAATCAACCGTCACAAAAACAACGGTATGAAGCCGGTAGAACGCAAAGAGGGCGACGATTGGATGGTCGATCAGTCGTCCCGTGAGGATTCTCGTGTACGCACAGGCGACCTGACATTAATGGAAGTGCCTGGGCGTCTTAAAGAAAAACGTGAAGCGATGAAGAAACAGGCGGTAGCCGATCACCTCTATGCACGCAAAGAAGAGATGGAGCGCCGGCAGGAAGGCGCGGCCAAGAGCGTGTATGATGCCGCCCTGCGGAAAGGGTTGTCACGCGATCAAGCGCAGAACCTGGCACGCAGTGCAGCGAAGGGATTGGGAGACAGCCGCCTGGATGTTCGTCGAGGAAGGTAGACTACTATGGCAGCAGCATCTCCAGCTAATAGCGACAGGCCTTATGGTTTTAAGCCTTACGGTCCTGTGGGCGTAGTACACGCTCTTGGCGTGCTGGTAGGATATGGCACGGAAATATTTATCAACGACTTGATCTCCCATACAGCAGGTGGCGGTGTGCAAGCATCAGCAGCTGCTGATAACCTCGTAATGCGCGGTTCTGCATTGACGGGCTCGGCAGCATCTACGGCTGGCGACATCGCCGTATGTATGGCTCCTGGTCAGCTGTATCAGGCACAAGAAGATAGCGTTGGTAGCACCTTGGCATTGACAGAGCGCGGCGCAACGGGCGATCATATCGCCGGTGCCGGGTCTACGACTACAGGACTGTCGGCGCACGAAATCGACAGTTCTACTGTAGACGCCTCTGGTGATGATCAGGTATTGATTGTCGATCTATTAAACCGTCCCGACAACCTCGTCGGCGACCAAGCAGAATGGGTTGTCGAGCTTGTCGGTCATATCACACACGGCCAGGTTGGCATATAATCATTATAATTAGAAAGGAAGGCATACAATGCCAGCAACAGCATTGACAACTAATTATACCAATCTGGTAACCCTGCGAGGAATACATACTGTTATCCTCAATGCGTGGGAAGATCGCAATCCAGTTGGTAGGAATTTCTTCAACGTATACGACTCGAATCAGTTTCGTGAGCACTCACAGACCGTGGGCGGCATCGGCCTGATGGAAACAAAGGCAGAGGGCGAGCCCATCAACTACGTGGCAATGGTCGAAGGACACAACCAGACCTTTACACACGTAGACTACGCCTTGGGTATGCGGGCGACACGTGAGATGATGCGCGATGAACTCTATGGCATTATGGATGAGATGGGCGTAGAGCTCGCCTCATCGGCACACGCCACAGAGGAAACACTGCTGGCGAACCATTTCAACAATGGCTTCGACAACACCTATACCGGTCCCGATGGTTTGGAGCTCTTCTCTACAGCACACGTAAGAGAAAATGGCGACACATATGCCAATGAGCTGTCTACCGCCGCAGACCTTTCGACGTCCAGCCTCGAGCAGGCCTTGATCGACTTCCGTGACTTCCGCGATGGCGGCGGCAAACGGCTCCAGATCAAACCCAAATGCTTGCTGGTATCTCCCGACAACCAATGGCACGCCAGCCGTATCCTCGGCTCGAGCCATCGCCCGGAAGATGACACCAACGCCATCCAGCCCGTCAACGGTATCCTCGACTTAGAAGTATGGGACTACTTGACAGATACAGATGCGTGGTTCTTGCTGGCCGATAAGTCGGATCATAAGATGGTGCTGTATGATCGTGAGGCTTTCACATCTGAGCATATCTATGACTTCGACACCAAGGACTATAAGATTTCCGGTCTCTTTGCCCAGTCTTCCGGCTGGCAAGATCCCCGTGGCGTCTTCGGCTCACCTGGTGCATAAACTACGGCCCGTGCAGGTGGCGGGATAAACAGTGGGGGGGGAGTAGCTTCGGCCAAACCCCCAACATATAAGGAAAAAATATTATGGCTACACTATCATACGCACGTGGGCGCTGGATGAACTTGGAAAAACCCGGCGGAGCAGTATTCTTTGTTGGTGGGGGCACTCCTGCTCTACATGGTGTAGGCGCCTCTGACAGTTACAAAGGACTAACCCCTGAAGAGCCCCTGTCTACAGTGTCTCAAGCAATTACTAACTGTGTCACGGCAAGGGGAGACACTATCGTCATCTTGCCAGGGTCAATTACGCACACTTCAGGTTTGACAGCGTCGAAAGACGACGTTACCATTACTGGCCTTGGAGGCGATTCTCCTATCAAGCCGTCTATATTAGCGTCCAATCTGGGGTCGTCTGACGACCTTATAGATGTAACAGGGGCCAATGTGGTGATTGAAGACTTGCACTTTTCAGCCTCTTCAGCGACGACGACCTCGCGCATCAATGTAGGGGCCGCAGGGGTTGTAGTACGCAACTGCACTTTCGAGTGCGGTGCCAGCGACCTCGAAACCATCACCATTGCCGCCGCAGGCCTCCACACACAGATCGAAGGCAATCGCTTCTATGTTACAGCCAACGGTCCCGATGCGGCGATTGAAATAGAAGACGCGGCCGCCCATTACATCGTAATTCGCAACAACGAGTTCAACGGCATGAACGATACCAACGCATGGGATACTGGAGCAATCAACTCGGGTGTCGCCCATCTCTCTTGTTTGGTAGAAGGCAACCGATCCAGTTTTGGCCCGGCTATCATCTTCTCAGCCGCGGCAAAGGGTCTGATCTCTTTGAACTCCATGGGTGAAGGCACCCTGGGTTCGATGCTTGATCCTGGCTCTTGCATGTGCAGTGAGAACTACGAGGCAGATGCCATCGACCAGACAGCGAGGCTGTTCCCTGCTACTGTCGCATCATAAACAGAGGATAAAGACATGGCAATTTCTCAGGAAGCCGTGA